AAGTATAAAGTTAATGGTGTCTTTTCACCCTATCTAAAACTTATCCCTGGCATCACATACAAGTTTGATCAAGCAGATAGTAGTAATGCTAACCACCCATTTAGATTCTATTTGGATGAAGGCAAAGGCACTGCATATACAACAGGCGTAACAACTAATGGAACTGCTGGTTCTGCTGGTGCATACACACAGATTGTTGTAACACACTCAACCCCTGCTGTTCTTCATTATCAATGTTCTGCACACTCTCTTATGGGATGGGCAGCGTTTGTGCATACGGATAACCTAACTGCATTTGATACTGGTGACTTGACAGAAGGTTCTAATCTTTACTTCACTAACGCACGAGCAGACGCACGAGTAAATGCAGTATTACCAAACACTGATAGTCTTACAGAAGGCTCTAGTAACCTTTATTACACTGATGCAAGAGCGCAAGCAGTTTCTATCAACAATGTCGTAGAAGATACTTCGCCTCAACTTGGAGGCGCTCTTGACTTAAACTCACAAAATATTACTGGTACTGGTAACATTTCTACCACTGGTGATTTAACACTTACATCCACTGATACTGGTTCAAGTGCAGACCCTATAATTAGTTTGGTTCGTGATAGTTCAAGTCCTGCTGATGCAGACTATCTTGGTCAAATTAAATTTTTAGGTGACGATGACGGTGGTAGTCAACACGTTTATGCAAAGATAACTGGTAAAATTGCTGATGCATCTGCTGGCACAGAAGATGGTATTATTGAAATTGCAAATGTTAAGGCTGGTACAAATACTATTACTGCAAGATTTACGTCATCTCTTCTAAAGTTGTTGAACGGTACAGGGTTGACGGTTGATGGTAATACGACACTATCTGGTACACTAAACGGACATACAATTCCTGGCGGTTCTGGTACACTTGCATTGACAAGTGATATTGGGTCTACAGACTTATCTGCCGATTCAACTCCTCAACTTGGAGGCGACTTGGATGTAGTCACACACGGAATTGTTTCCACCTCAAATAGAAACATTGCAATTACACCAAACGGTTCTGGTAAAGTTATCATTGATGGACTATCACATCCTGTCGCAGACGGTAACGCAGGCCAAGTTTTAAAGACAGATGGTTCTGGTAATCTTGCATTTGCTTCAGTTGGTTCACTTGCTGGTTCTGGTATTCAAAATGTATCAGATGATAGTTCTCCTCAACTTGGAGGCAACTTAGATGTTGTGACACATAGTATTATATCAACATCCAATAGAGATATCAACCTTACACCGAATGGTTCTGGTAAAGTTGTTGTGAGTTCAACTGGTATTGAGTTTAGTGATGGTTCAGTTCAGACTGCCGCTGGTGCCGATCAAGGATTTGCAATCGCCATGGGCATTGCACTTGGGTAGTATAAATACTATAAAAGGATAAATTAAATGGCAATACCTACAACAAGAACAGATTTTAAAGAGTGGTGTCTCAGGAGTCTAGGTAAGCCTGTAATCGAAATTAATGTCGATCCAGATCAGGTAGAAGATAGAATAGACGAAGCTTTACAATACTTTGCACAATATCACTATGATGGTGTAGAAAGAGTATACCTAAAATACCAAATTACACAGGCAGACATCACTCGTTCTAGAAGTGATAATAGTCTTGCACAGGTTACGGATGTTGATTCGTCAACAACAGCAGTCTGGAAAGAACAGAAGAACTACATTCCTGTTCCAAGTTCTGTTATGTCTATTGTCAAGGTATTCCCTATGACAGACAAAGCATCACTGAATATGTTTGATGTTAGATATCAGTTGAGACTAAATGACTTATATGATTTTAGTTCAACTTCTTTGATACATTACGAAATGACAATGCAACACTTAGATTTCTTGGATCATATTCTTATCGGTGAGACTGCAATACGTCACAACCAACATCAAAACAGATTGTATCTGGATGCTGATTTTCAAACAGACTTTGTTGATGGAGATTATATCATCATTGAATGTTATCGTGCAATTGATCCTGCTACATATTCTGATGTTTACAACGATATCTTTTTGAAGAAGTACACGACACAACTTATCAAGAAACAATGGGGTGCAAACCTTTCCAAGTTCCAAGGTATTCAGATGTTGGGTGGAGTTGCTCTTAATGGTGAACAGATTTACACGCAGGCTCAAGAAGAGATTGATAAATTGGAAGAACAGATTCAACTTGCATACGAACTGCCTCCAATGCATATGATAGGGTAAGTTATGCCAACAAACGTATATTTTGATACAGGTACGAAACCAGAACAAGCGCTCTATGAAGATTTGATGATAGAGCAATTGCGTATCTACGGGCAGGATGTTTATTACATTCCTCGTAAGATGGCTGGTACTGATACTATTTGGCAAGAAGATATTAGTTCTTCTTTTGAATCTTCATATCTTATTGAAATGTACATGGAGAACTTAGATGGGTATGAGGGTGAAAAAGAACTCATGTCTAAGTTTGGTTTAGATATACAAGACGATGCAACATTCATTGTTGCAAGAAGAAGGTGGGAACAATTTGTTTCGATAGATAATAATGTAATTGTTTCATCACGACCGAATGAGGGAGACTTGGTTTATTTTCCAAAAGGAAACAAACTATTTGAAATCACATTTGTAGACCATGATGATCCATTCTATCAGGTACAGAATCTACCTACATATAAGCTCAAATGCAAAACTTTTGAATATGCATCTGAGGTTATCGACACAGGTATTGCAGAAATTGATGCCATTGATGCTGACAATTCTTTGGATATGATGCAACACCAAATTACTTTGGAAACCGCTACTGGTACTGGTTCACTAATTTTAGAGAATATAGTAGAGAGTGCTGCGGCGTCCTATATAATACTAGAAACTTATAATATCGCACTGATTGATGAGAATTCACAAAATGATGACTTTGAACTTGCAGATGACAATATATTAGACTTCACTGAATCTAATCCATTCGGTGATGCTGGGATGAAATAACTATGATTGGACAATATTTTTATAATCAATCCACACGAAATGTTGTGGTAGCATTTGGTACTCTTTTCAACAATATTCAGTTGACAAAGAAAGATGCGAGCGGCGCTACTATTCAGGCAATGAAAGTTCCTCTTGCGTATGGGCCTAAACAAAAGTGGTTGGCAAGACTGACTGAAGACCCCAACCTTGCAAAAAAGGTTGCAGTAACTTTACCTCGTATTGGTTTTGAGATTTCTGGTATAACATATGATGCGACTAGAAAACAAAACAAAGTAATTAAGGTGAAGAAGGTTGCAGACGGAGCTGACAACGAACAAGTGAAATCAGGATTTATGCCTGTTCCATATAACGTGGAGTTTGAACTGTTTATCATGTCAAAGAGTTCAGATGATGCACTACAAATTGTAGAACAGATTCTTCCATACTTTCAACCAGAGTACACAGTAACTTTAAGAGAGAGCCCAGACTTGGATATCATTCGTGATGTTCCAATCGTACTCAATAGTATCTCATATGAAGATGACTATGAGGGTGACTTTACAAGTAGAAGGAGTGTTATCTACACTTTGTCTTTTACTGCAAAGTACTACTTGTACGGCCCAGTAACATCGCAAAATGTTATTCGTACTGTACAGGTTGACCAGTATGCGAATATGCCTGTCAATGCACCTTCAAGAGAACAAAGATATACTGTTACACCGAATCCATCTAATTCTACAGCAACAGAGTTTGACCCTGATGATGATAACTTTGGATTTAATGAAACATCATCTTTCTTTGAAGATGCGAAAACTTATGACCCTAAGACGGACACAGACGTATAAATAGTAAAAAGAAATTAGGATAAACAAATGGCAAGCATTCTAAAAGTAAATGAAATTCAACACACTGGTGGCACTACAGCGGCAACTATTGATAGTAGTGGGCGTATTTTGACACCAGCTAGACCTTTATTTATGGCGCCTGGAAATGCCAGTGGTTATCAAAACACCAGTGCTAGTAACACTATAATTTCCGATTGGAACACAAGTGACTCAACTATTTCTATTATGCAAGGCGGTATGTCTTTCGGTTCTTCAGGTGTGACTGTACCAATAGCGGGGATTTATGAAGTTTTTAGTTCGGTTATATTTAAAGTAGAAAATGCAGAGTATGGACTACTTATGATTTATAAAGGCAATGACCGTATAACACTTAGCCAAAGCTATAACATAACAACAGGCGTAACCACTGAAAACAGTGTTGTAACTAAAGCTTTTGTAAATTGTGCAGCAGGAGATGTTTTAAGTATTAGAGAGCAGGGGCAAAACGCACAGTGGTATAATGCTGGTACATACTCAACATTTAGCGTTCAACTAATAGGATAGAAA